TTTTCTCCTATTATAGTATAAAGAATATAGCATAAATGGGTGGTGGTCTTCTTCAACTTGTTGCTTATGGTGCTCAGGATGTTTATTTAACTGGCAATCCTCAAATAACTTTTTTTAAAGTCGTATATCGCAGACATACAAATTTTGCTATGGAAGCAATTCAACAAACTTTCAGCGGAACAGTTAATTTTGGCGGAACTGTCTATTGTCAAATTTCTCGCAATGGTGATTTAATCCATCGTACTTATTTACAAGTTGATCTTCCAATATTAACAACTGCTACTGATTCGTATGTTAATTATGTTGGTCTTCGTCTATTAAAAGCCATTACAATAGAAATCGGAGGACAGCAAATAGATAAGCATTATGCTGATTGGTTATATATCTGGAATGAACTTTCATTACCAATTGGAAAGCGTAATGCCTATAATAACATGGTTGGAGCTGATGCCAATCTTGTTAATGTTGGTGCTAATTCAACCAATGGTTCAACTACTACCCTTTTCATTCCTTTCGAATTCTGGTTTTGCCGTAATATTGGTCTTGCCCTTCCTCTTATTGCCCTTCAATATCATGAAGTTCGCATCAAAATCGATTTCGCCCCTCTAACTGATTGTGTTTATAATAATACTACTGGTTCATCTGCTCCCGCCAATATTACTTCAACTATTGCTTTATCAAATGCTAATATCTGGGTTGATTATATCTACCTTGATACTGATGAACGTCGTAAATTCGCCCAATTATCCCATGAATATCTTATTGAACAATTACAATTCACTGGACCAGAAAATCTAAGCTCAAATACCAATAGCATCAAATTAAATTTTAATCATCCAGTTAAAGAATTAATATGGGTTGGAAAATTCAATGGAACTTCTGGATCTCAACAAGCTAATAACCAATGGTATAATTATACTTGGCCTTCAATTGGCTCACAAAATGCTGCTACTTGGAATAGCAATTATGGCTTACCAAGCAGCACACTATCAGATTATCTTTCAATAGGCTCAGCTATTAATCCCACTTATGATAATTTAATAAATGGTGGTGCTGCTAACTGTAATATCAGTGTTAGCAATTTAATAAATTATCAAATAGATCCTTATTTTGATAATTTTGTTGCAACTTGCAACTTAAATCCTTTCAATACTTGCCTCTTACAATTAAATGGAAATGATCGTTTCAGTGTTCGCCCTGGAAACTATTTCAATTTAGTCCAACAATATCAACATCATACTAATATTTCTCAAAATCGTGGTATTAATGTTTATTCATTTGCCCTAAAACCGGAAGAACATCAACCATCCGGATCTCTTAATATGTCTCGTATTGATACTGCTGTTCTTCAAGTTACTCCATATCAATATGTTTCTGGAAATATATTAATATACGCTGTTAATTATAATGTTCTTCGTATTCTTTCAGGTATGGGAGGATTAGCGTATTCTAATTAAATTAAACTATATACATTTTTTTTCTCCTATTATAGTATAAAGAATATAGCATAAATGGGTGGTGGTCTTCTTCAACTTGTTGCTTATGGTGCTCAGGATGTTTATTTAACTGGCAATCCTCAAATAACTTTCTTCAAAGTGGCATATCGTCGCCATACAAATTTTGCTCTTGAAGCAATAGAACAAACTTTTAATGGCAATCCCAGTTATGGTTCTCGTGTAACTTGCCAAATTTCTCGCAATGGTGATTTAATCCATCGTGTTTATTTACAAGTTAATTTAAATGATAATACTACTCCGCAATATTGTAAATTTTTCGGTCATCGTCTCCTAAATTATGTTGAAGTTGAAATTGGTGGTCAACGTATTGATCGTCATTATTCTCATTGGCTTTATGTTTGGAATGAATTATCTCTACCTCTATCAAAACGACGCGGTTATAATGAAATGGTTGGTGCTTATGGATCTGGAAATATCAATAGCACTCTTTATATTCCTCTTGAATTCTGGTTTTGCCGTAATGTTGGTCTCGCTCTTCCTCTTATCGCCCTTCAATATCATGAAGTCAAAATCAACATTAACTTCGAGACTGCTGCCAATTGTGTAATAAATTCTACTACTGCTGGATTAAATCTTGGATTTTCTGCTTCTCTATGGGTTGATTATGTATATCTTGATACTGATGAACGCCGTCGTTTCGCTCAATTATCTCATGAATATTTAATTGAACAATTACAATTCACTGGTCAAGAAGCCATCACTGGACCATCCATAAAACCAAAATTAAGCTTCAATCATCCATGTAAAGAACTTATCTTCTTTGCTTCAACTAATGCTGGTAATCAATGGTTCAATTATACTACTGCTGCCAGTTTAGATTGGTCTGGTGTTGAAACTTATGAAACCATGAAAACCAAATTAGCTCAAACAAATTATGATTACACTGTTAATAATACTACTCCATCAAATCCTATTAGATCTGCTAAATTAGTATTAAATGGAAATGATCGTTTCTATGAACGTCCAGGTCGTTATTTCAATGTTATACAACCATATCAACATCATGAAAATATCCCAACTAACGCAGGAATTAATGTATATTCATTCTCATTAAAACCAGAAGAACATCAACCATCTGGATCTCTTAATATGTCTCGTATTGACACTGCTGTATTAAATCTCACTTTTGAAGATGTTTCTACAAAGACAAACTATAATCCAACTAATTATAATTTATATGTATATGCCGTTAATTACAATGTTCTCCGTATTCTTTCAGGTATGGGAGGATTAGCGTATTCTAATTAAATTAAACTATATACATTTTTTTTCTCCTATTATAGTATAAAGAATATAGCATAAATGGGTGGTGGTCTTCTTCAACTTGTT